TTTATCTTATCTACTTTTAGTAACCTCGCTTTATACCCTCTTGTGTGAACTATAGCAGCTTTGCCATCACATATCAGGACCACATTAATATTCTTATAGGTCTGACTCTCTATAGAGGCCATACATTCTCTTAGGTAGTTCTTCCGGGTAGTTCTTACGAATATATTAATACAAGGCTCCCTATCAATGTAAAGACTCTGTATTTTAGCTTTGAGATCGTCATAACTTGGAACGTGGAGGGTTCTAACGTTGTTTATCTCAGGGTACCATCGCCAAAAAGATCCCTGAACTATTTCACGGGTCTGTACTTGGCCGGGCTTGCTGTAGATGATGTTGGTACCGGAGAAGAAGGAAGCCAGTATAGAGTACCCCCCATTCATAGTGATATAATGCTCGCAATTAGCGTATACCTTCAAGATAGTTTCATTCCAGCTCTTGCCTTCACATAGATCCGTAAAAATTGTAACTCCATGCTTGCGGGCCAGCTCCATGTCATCCAGAGGCTCTGGATCAACATTATCTTGATATTCTTTGGGGAGAGCAATTGGAAAGTATACTATCTCATACTTATCCTTCAGGTTCGTGAACATCCAATCCAAAATCTCTTCGTCGAAGAAGTTAATAGCTGCAACGAGCCACTCTTTGTTCTTCCTGTTACCTATACATAACGTAGGCTTCTTATACTTGTATTCCTTGTTAGCGTAGACCTCTTTGTATGGGGGGAAATGCTTAGGTAGTAACTCTGGCTGGTGTATGAAGGTATAAGGTAATCCTGTTCTTCGAGTGCGTTTAATGTTATGCCATCCTCTCACTACATCAGTAGAAGTGTGCTTGGGGGAAAAATAATAGAGAGGGTCTGTGTCGTAAGCACTGATTGTCTCGTCGAGTTCACCTTTAAGGTGAAGTTCATAAGCGTAAGGGATTGCACTGAGAAGCTCGTATCCAAATTCTAATCCTCCGGAGTCTACTATCATATTTTTGTTGCTTTATAGAATATTTTATTCTCTGTTAAATTCCCTACCTTAGAAATATTAAAACCATATTTATTGAATATATACACCAAACTTTTCTCGGTATGCCAAAACGAGAAGTAATTTGTAATGCTAGCCATCGACCTGTTCTCTCTATTTCCTCCCTCCCTGTAGATAAACCCCTCGATGCCATTAATGTCTACCTCAGTAACAAAGTTATTTGCCCACTCAAGTAGTGAGCTCTCATTTATAATATGTGTGTTAAGTATAAGGCTTTTGCAGGAAGATTCAGATAAGCTCTGTAGTAAGTGTAGTTGCTGAGTTAAATCTAAATGATAAAAAATACCCGAGAGTAAAATTATATCATAATCAAAATTGGCCTCCTCGACCAGACCCATCTTAAATTTTATTCCTTGCTCTTTGAATTGCTTTATTGGTACGCGCGTAGCTCGACCGTCAATAGCGGACACTCTATAACCTAACTTGGTTGCAATAAAAGAATAGATCCCGTCCCCACAGGCTACATCTAGTAGCATTTTTCCCTCGACCTTTTTTAGTGAGTCCTTGAATAACTCCAGGGCTTTGTATTGCATAGATTCCTTGAATAACTCCACGGCCTTTATTTTGTACTTCTTAATCTATTAAAAAAGGCGAAGCAAATTAAATCGCTTCGCCTTCTAAACATCCTTATTGAAAAACTTAAAACACTTAAGAAACCTCCTGAGTCCTTACAGGATCAGTATTCGTATTAGTTACGTTCACTTTCAGTGCGTCTGAAGCTGCTTCGCTATTAACGGTCAGTTTCATTATAGGATTGGCGATGGTAGTAGGATCGCTGTTATAATCAGTTATGATTGCAACATCTACCGCAAAGCCATAGTGTTCTTTTCTTGCACGGGTTAAGTCTGCTGTAGCAGCTCCGGCAATTGCGTTGAAGTCACCTTTACTTTCATAGAAATAAGTTCCAACGGGAGTATTAATCATTGGGAGAGTATCAATTCCCCACTCAGTACCATCATCCATCTTAGTTCCGAGCAATGATTCACGTTCAAATCTCTCAAGCATACCTACCGACCCACCGTTTACCGCAAGCATGTTGGCAAATTCTCCTGCGGCATTCGCTACGCGAGTGCTAAAGTGGAGAATCTTATCTGAATACTCGAGGGTTTTGTTCACCTCGTTATACAGACTCTTTTCAGCCATCTTTCTAACCATACTCTCAAATCCCGCATTTCCTAAAACGTGGATCTGGTTGAAATGGTCGTTAGCCGCCAGCATAGGGTTGATATCACCTACAACATTCTCTCTCTGACTCCAAGGGGCGATAACAGCGTTACCAGTATTGGTGTAGTTAAGAATGTCTCCAAAAACCTGAGTCTTAGCAGCTACAAGAGCAGCTATACAGGCAGAGTCAAGAGTCTCAGCATACTTATACAGATACTTATTAAACTTACGTGCAAAATCCGCTTGCATAGCGATCTCATTGTTCATAAACATGGCAGGAACAATAGTAAAGCCCCAAGAATAAGTCGCGAAAGTAATAGACTGCATTTGAGAGGTGTTCTCATCATCTGAAATAGTCACAGACCGGGTATTACCAATCGTAACTGCCCCATCATAGTCAATAACAGGAGTTTCAAGCGTGTTCCCTATAGAGGATTCAGCTTTCATTTTAAGTTCCGGAGTCAAAATCCCTGCGGGATCTTCAGACTGCATTTTAAACAAGTCTAGCGCTCCATAGCGTGACGGGCGCAGCTCATTTTTATCCAAACGGCTAGAAGCTCGTACATTTTGGATTCTTGTGTTAATTAATGACATTGCTATTCAGTTTTAATTATTATGTAAAAATGATCCGCGTTACCCTTGCGCGTTATTAAGTGCTAAATTACTGCTTTTTTCCGAATAAATAAATTATTACCTCTATTATCTTTTGAAGTAGCTTAGTGTCGGCCACTCCATTAGCCACTAGAGACGCTCCTAAACCATATAACAGTGCGTGATACCACGGTAGCCCCGCTAAAAAACCCAAGTTCACAATCCACCCGAACATAGTTAAGATTAACCCTACTGACCAAGATAATATCTGGATAAGTATGTTCGGAGTATATTTATAAGTACCTAAAATCCTCTTAAGTCCTTCAGTTAATACGAGAATTCCCGCCACTAAAGAGGTAAAAGTAGAGAAAAAGGAAGTCAAATCAACTTCCGTTTCAATACCCTGCGCTAACAAGGCGGTGAATGGAAGAAGGAAAACAGCGAAGAAGATAATACGTTTTATCATTTCATTGGCAATTTTAATATCTCATTCTCGTTTCTTATTTTAGTTTGCTGATCGGCGAAAGCCTGTGATCCTCTGGTTACGCCATTAGCCATAAGATGTTTAACTATTAGCTCGTCAGCTTCAACCTGAGTCTTAGCGTTGGTGACGTCAAGTATACTAGTATCTTCCCCCTTACCGGGAGGTTTTGTACCTGCGCCGGGAGTTTTCTTCCCTACATCCAACACATCTTTAAGCTTCTCACGGATCAATTCATCCGCTGTATAAGGCTCTTGCAGATTGTTCTTATTCCGGGCTATCTCACCCTTATCATCCCTAAAAACCATCTTCTGCTCGCCTTCAACCTCAACCCAATCGGGTTTAAGAGCGGCAAGTACTCCTTCTTGAGCCGCCTTAATTAGTGTGGTCTGTACGCCTTCCGGATAAACAGCCTTGAACTTCAATCCTGAAGTAGCTTTTTCAAACTGAGAATTCACTTGAATCGTCGACATCTTAGTGGAAAACTCGCTCTCTTTACCCTTCCAAATTTCTTTGTCATTGTCATATTGTGTCTGAAGAGCCGTAAGTTTAGACTGCTCATCTTTGAGCTTCTGCGTCATAGCCTCATTACCTTTTCCATCGGATATCGCTTTTTCAAGGTCCAATACTTTTGTTTTGTAGCTGCTTATCTCTTGGGTAAGAGATGAGGTAGATTCTGCCTTGGTCTTGAAGTCACCCACAACTCTCTTTACGTAGTCGTAGCTCTTCTCGCCTTGGTTTTTTTCTATACCTGTTATACCTTTAACGTCTTCGTCGTATCTCCCGTGGAGTTCTCCGATTTTAGAGTTTATTACTGTATTCTCGTCGTTGACTGATAGAGTAGCTATTGCTGTTATCTGATCATCGGATAATTCTTTCAAGGTTTCGTTAGCCTTGATTACTTCTGGTACTAATGCCATAATTTGTCCCTTTAATTATGTGTTATTAAAAATATGATTATTTGTACTTCTCTGGATTCCACATTATTTCAACTTCGAATCCAAGTCCTTTTGAACTCTTCACGAATTGATTCCATTCAGGAATAGTGAATTTCTGGATGTAAGCTTTTGATTGCTTTTCACCAGTCCTCTTGTTAAAGGATGGCTCATCAAGTTTAACATGGAATAAGTGTCTCTCGTTCACGCTTGCGAGATATGCTCCTGTTTGAGCCTTTTCAATCTTCATGGCTTGAGGATCTACACTCTTCGCAACTTTGTCTGCCGCAACTTTGTCTGCCACAACTTTGTCTGCCACAACTTTGTCTGCCGCAACTTTGTCTGCCGCAACTTTGTCTGCCACAACTTTGTCTGCCACAACTTTGTCTGCCTTTACTTTCTTAGGATCTGCAAAATCCTTTTTAGCTGACTGCCCTGCTTTCTGTGTCATACTCTTTAAATTTATCGGTTATTACTTTGATCTTCTCGTTGAACGGGATATTAGCACCGAACTCGGTGATATTTAAGTTCTCTCGCTCAAATCTGTTTACAAATGTATTGAAATTTATTTTAATTCCCAAAAGTTGATCATCTACAATACCTTTTTCCTTCATCGTCATCAACTCATTAAAAGTGTAGTGCCTGTATGGTTCAAGGTGTCCTAAAGTGAGCATACGCTCAAATTTCATTGGGTCGTTATGGTATTCAGTGTCAAGTATTTTGTCGTTTATAGCGTCGAGCTCGGCTTCGCTGGCTCCATTCTCTTTGGCTTTTTTATACTGAGCATAAAGATTTTCTACAGAATATATGTAAAATTCTGTGCCCATGCTCCTAGAGCTGCCTAGAAAATCATCACCATATCTTAGTTTGCAAACAGTAGTGTCCACAAAATCCATTGCCGCTTCAAAATTACCCTTCAAACTATTCAGCACACTTGTTTTACTCTCAAAATTGGCTTGGACCTGCATCTCATTCAGACTCATCTTCTGTTGAGCTTCTCCTCCCACTCCTACTACTTTCGTCAGGATCTCATTTTTCAATCTCTCCACTTCCTTAACGTTGTATGCTAGACTCTCAGTGTCTACCGAAGTAATGGTGACAGGGTCTCTTAAGTCTACGTCATCTTTAGTCTTAGGTACTGGAATATCAATGAAAGATCCTGCTCCTGCGATGCGTTTTTGTACGCAGACAGGACAGGGTTCTACTGTTCCACCAGCTAACACCTTATATTTTTGGTCAATGCCGCGTAAAAATCCCCCATCGCAATAATCCCCTGTTTCATTATTCTCAAAATCACAGTCGGGTTCGTAAGCCGAATATATTGGGTATGGAGCGTATAAATCTAAGTGCTTTTTACTGATAGCAAAAAATAGGAGCCAATCCAAATTCCCTAGTTGAGGAGATAGGGGTGACTTTTTAAGGTCTGGATTTATTTGATTCAGAGGTGATGACCAGAAAAAGTCAGCCGGGCAATAGCCAAGGCCATGTTCTTTATCCACTACCACACTCTCTACTTCTCCTTTATCGTTCAGTTGTAATACCCGATAGTTCTTATCATCAAAAACCGCTACTCTTTTACCGGGCTGATTAAAGGCGATCCACACTATCTTACCGTCGATATATTTGTAGTCTATGACGTTACTTATGTCTAGGAAGTAAAAATATGGTTCGGGCTTCTCGGAAGTTTGTTCCAGGGGGAGGTCCACCACAAGGACAGAGTTAATGGCTGTTTTCATCGTTTCCCAACCCTTCTTACGCCAAATCATAGGTTCGCGAAGAGCCTTCTTACGATAATGAAACCAATCATTTTTAAAATCGGGGTCCGTAAATTGATAGTTGCTCGCCGGGTTCTTACCGTCGAAGACTCTCTCAAGCTCGTTAAAGATAAGAGAAGTATCTTGTACGGTTAACGCTGGGTATTGGAACAGGCTAGCAAAAATAGTAAACTTGTCTTTAGGGATAAGTGTCTTAACCCAATCCAAAAAAATAGTTAAGGGTTGAGAAATCTCCGCGGGCTCCATAAAACTCTCAACATGAAAACGTAAACGGTTTTCGTGTCTGACAGCCTTAGATATTACCTGCTTCTTCTTGGGACTCTTGAGAATCTCCTGTATTTCTTTTAATAATAAGGCCATTGGTTTTATCAAGTCTGTATTTCGAATCCTTGGGAAGCTTCCAGCCGCCGTTATTAGGCATTCTTAAAATCCTCTCGGCGTGATTTATTTCAAACTCACGGTCCTTCTCCCCTACCCGGAGAAGAACCATGGTTGTTTTATTGGCTGCCATGACTTAAGACGTTGGCGTTACTAGATCAGTCAGAGCGTTGAAGTCGACGGGAGTAACAATTACAAACTTGTCTGACCAGTTAGCAAAAAAATTCCAATTGATAGCGTTCATATCAGGAGTCTCCAAACCGCCAAGGTTCTTATCCCCTATGAATAGGCCGGATACCGGAATAGGATAATATTCAGTTGGATTCTCAAGGTCGTTGGTCAAACAGCCGATACGTCCATGCTCGTCGATCAGATAAACCCCTACATTCTCACACTGATAATCTTTGAGAGCTGCAATGGCGTCCTGCGGGCTGCGAAGGATACTACCTGTGAAAGCAGTAGGCTCGCGGCCAATGTTGATCTCAATACCTCCGAGAGTCGTGTTACCACCCCCGTAATTACGAGCTGCACCTGGCTCTGTTACAGGCTCACTCAGATAAGGAGTCTGCACTACTTTAGTACCATCAGCTGCCGCTAAAAGCGGAGTCCAATCGGCTATAACAGTAGGATTAGTAATAGCGTTCTTTGTATTCCCTGTTGAGAATACGCGCTGCAAGACGGCTTTTTGGACTTGGCCAAGATCTTCAAGGCATTCACTTAAAGGAACGTCCGCTATAGCAGTGTCTTTTGGGCAATTGCAAAGTAAAGTCATAACTTATTAATTTAATAATTTATACAAATATACGTTTTTTTCAACTCTAGACAGTAAAGATATGCATTATTTCTTAATTACGTCTTCTCGGTCCTTTTCTTTTTTGCTTCTGCTTCGAGATCCTGGCAGTGGCCAAGTAACGCATTCCATCGATGCAATGGTTGAAGGCGTCGATTGGTACGTTGAGGCTTTTGCCTGTTTTGTCCGTGGCCCAGGCATAAGTCCTGAGCTCCTTGATTAAGTTGGTGCTGTTCTGCGTGACTAAAAAATCCCGCTGCTGTAATAGATCAATCCCGAACTTGATGGAGTCCCTACCTTTGTCCGCGCCTCTCACTTTGAAGCCATGCTCATTTATCTCTTTGATCGACTTCGGCTCAGCACTGTCGGCCACAACAAAGTCGTTCCCCCGGACGCCCTTCTGTTTCATCAGTCTAGCGATGGACGGGTTGGTCAGCTGAGTCTCATAGACCAGCTCATCCCAAATGATCACACTGTTCCACTTGTAGGCTGCAAGGAGGGTAGTCGGGTCATTAGTAAATCCGAAGTCAATAGCGTATCCGATCAGCCTCGCATCAGGGGGCAGATCCCCTATTTGCTTCCAGTTGTCGAATATCACCCCCTCGAGCTTACCAAGTTGACCCAACCCATATACTTTGTACCAGTTGTCCCAATAGCTGCTAGTTTTCGCCTTCTCCCTAGCCTTCTCGATCTCGGCTACGATGGAGTCCTGAAGACCTTCATTGTCGAGGTAGGTCAGAGTGAGCCACTCTGCGTCGGGCTCGTCCTTGAGTTCCTGGTATACCCAAAATTCATTGGCCGGGTTAAAGTCCAGCCAGATTGTTCCGTCGGTACGAATTGCTAATTGGTGATATGTGGTGAATGAGATGTTGTCCACCTCATTAATATACAGAATGTTTCTTCTCGGACCTCTCACTTTCCCTTCTTGGTCAGCGGAGAAAAACTCGATGTAGCTGCCGTTGGTGAATGTGTATGTGAGTAAGGATTTGTTGTAGTGCGTGTCAACCCATCTGTGCGTGTCCTTCATTATCTTGATGAAGTCCTTCAGAGCTCCACGGCGAAGGTGAGGTATACTCTCGGATACGATGGATATCTCCAAACCGGCAGTCTTAATCGCGTCATCGATCAGGATAGGAATGATCCCGTAGGTTTTCCCGGCAGATGTTCCTCCGGGAACTACTCTGACTCGCTTCTTGAGCCTTCGTAGTTTCTTAATCGCTGTCGTATATTTAAACATTGGACAAATATACTAAAAAATAAACCCCCGTACAATTAGGTACAGGGTGCTAGGCAAACCATTCGAGTAGTTTGTCTTGTGTGTGTTGCTTGCAGTTTATAATGGTTGGTACTCTTAGGACCTCCCGCAGCGATCCAATCCATCGCGGGCTAATCTACTATTGTACGTCAGTCAACTGTTCGCTTGAGCAGGGGGCGAGCCAGGCGTTGTCCTTGGCGGGCCTATTACAGTGTATCTGCAATTAATATCGCTAGGAGTCGTCCACATGCTGTCTTGTGTCCGATTAGAGCTGATTAACTGATTAAGGGGTACGCTATTCTGATTAATAGGTAGAATGACTTCCGCGTGGGCCTCATTGGTAATCAGGTTTTGGGCTACCTCAACTAGCGTAGCTGATTGGGCTACTTCTAGGAGCAGGTATGCCGGGTTGAGCTGGGCTACCTCGATGTCGAGGGCAATTTGGGCTACTAGCATGTCTCCTTGAGAGACTGTTAGAATTCCCGGACTGTTGTTCATAGGCTCTGAAGGTCCGACGAGGACGATGGTCTTAATAAACAATAGAAAGACGAGTGCTTTTTTCATTTATTATACTTTTTGGTTAATACTAATGAGATCCAAAGGTATAACTTCTTTTTGACATTTCCAAGTAGCCCGGACTTCGGCTGAAAAATGGCCGGATTTATTTTGCTCACCCAATGGGTACCTGACGACGTCTTGTAGGGGGGTACCTAATTTATATGATCTGATGATACAGGCATAAAAAAGCCCGGCCAACTAATTAAAGTGGGCCAGGCAAGAGTAAATAAAGTTATGATATTAGCACTAATGCGCGGGCCGGGCAACCTTCAGCCTTCTGTATATTTTGCCGGGCCTGTTTTTCATT